GACTATTATGAAATGCTAAACGAAAATGTAGCAGAAGAGCATGTCAAAACGCAAGAGGAAAAAATGAAAGCAGCAGAAAAGATACTACAAGAGGCAAAGGAAAACTATTATGAAATGCTAAAAGAAAATGTACCAGATGAGTATGCCAAAATAAAAAAGCAAGAGGAGGCCAATGATAAGATGCGGGAACTGGTAGAAGCTGAAGCGAAAAAGGATTCCCTAAGATCAGAGTTTGGGGGTGGTTATAAAAAAAATCGCGGCAAAGTTACAAGACACCGCCATCACAGACAAACAAACGTTAGAAGATCTAGAACATCTAGAAAATCTAGAAAATCTAGAAGATCTAGAAAATCTAGAAAATCTAGAAAATCTAGAAAGTCTAGAACATCTAGAACATCTAGAAAATCTAGAACATCTAGAAGAGTAAGACGTCATTGAATAAGCAAACAAAAAATAATTAGTCTTTCTCAATATAGACCCGCAGAATAACTTTTAAATTCATAAAAATAGTTACAATACAATATACGATTGTTTAGTAGTTTTGTAGTTTGTATTTTGTATTTTATATATTTATATATTTATATATTTATATATATATATCAATGAAGAAAAAAGGTATCATTTTTAATTCCTCCAAAACGATGAAAGGCCTATTAATTGTATTTTTAATTGTCGTATTATTTACCTCTGTATTTTACGGACTTAAACAATTTAAGCAAGAAGGATATGAGGATACCTATGACAATAGTTTTATTCTCGTTCACATGACTAATTGCGGACATTGTCAAACATTATTACCTATTTGGGAGGACGCCGAGCAAAGTAACACTACACAAATCACTATGAGATCAGTTGAAATGAGCGAACCGGAAGGTAGTAAATTATGTGAAGAACATAATATAACTGGGTTTCCTACGATGATATTGTTTAAAAACAATACTTCAACCAATTATAGCGGAGAGCGAACAAAAGAAGGATTACTTGCTTTTTTGGAAGAAAATAATTAATGTTAAGGGTGGAGGTGGGGTGTTACTCTAATAAAGTAGAAAGTTGTTCTAATCGTTCATTTGAGATTGTTTTTGGAAAGTCAATGTTAAAAAGAATGATCAAGTCACCCGTCATGGTATCTCGTGTCATACCTAAATTCGGTATTATTTTACGAAACTCTGGAGGGATTATATTACCCAATTTATTATTTATGATAAATTCTCTTCCATCAAGATGATTGATTGTAAAGTTAAATCCACATAAGGCTTCTTTTAATGTTATTGTTTTTTTATAAATTAACTCTATACCATTTCGTTCAAACATCGTATCATTCGTAATAGTAACTTTGACTTCCACGTCGCCTTTATTATGATTGCTTAGTTTATTTCCTTTTTCCTTTATTGTGATTATTTCATTAGAATCAATCCCTTTCGGAATGTCTACATAAAGAGTCTCTTCTTGTATAAATTCTATGTTATTTTCATAGACCCATCGTTCAATGGTGATTGGTATTTTACATCCTTTATAGGCATCGATCAAGGAAAGATTTATTTTATGATGAATTGTTTTGGGCTTGGAGTTAAAGTCAAAGGAATTCACTCCCGTTTTAAATTTATTATTTAAATTAAATGCCATCGACGCCATTGCCGCCATCGGATTCGGTAGATTCATTGATTTCATTGGCGGTTGACGTTGTCTATTAGATCTAGATCCAAAAGATCCAGATATCTCTTCTATATTTGAAAAATGTAAATTATTCATGATAGTATTAATATCATGTGGCGAAAACATCATATTCATAAATAGCTCTTCGACTGGCAATTTGGAATAAGAAATGGAAGCATCATACTTTGCTTTTTCCGCTGGGTCACTTAATATGTTATACGCAGCATTTATTTTTTTATATTTTTCTAATTTTTCAGGATCATTACTATTTCTATCTGGATGTAGTTCTAATGATAATTTTCTATAAATACGTTTAATTTCATCAAAAGGAGCATTTGGTGCGATTCCTAAAAGCGAATAATAGGTTTCTTCTGAAGGAAAAGATTGCATTTCGTTCTATATACTATATACTATATACTATATACTATATACTATATTATTACTATATAAACTTAAATGATTTACTTACTATTATAGTACCCATAGAACCATAATGGAACAACCATTTATCTATAAATATAGGCCAAAAACCTTAGAAGACTTTGAAATAAATCCTAAATTAATAGAGTTAATCAATAAATTAATTGCGTCAGACATATTAAATATATTATTAATTGGAAATCAAGGATGCGGCAAAACAACCTTGATCAATTGTATTATTAAAAAATATTATGGTGACTTGTATGATAGTAATAATATTTTAATCATCAATTCATTAAAAGAACAAGGGATCACGTTTTATAAAACAGAAGTTAAAACATTTTGTCAAACAATGTCAAGCATTCCAAATAAAAAAAAAATAATCATATTAGACGACATAGATAATATAAACGAACAAGGACAGCAAGTCTTTAAAAATTGTATAGACAAATATAGCAAAAATGTAAATTTTATTGCTTCTTGTTGTAATATTCAAAAAGTAATTGATAGTTATCAATCGAAACAAATTATTATAAAAATAAACCCATTAGAGCAATACTACTTAAAATCCTTTATTCAAAAAATATGTAAAAAAGAAGAGATTCACTTAGACTCTAAAGCAGAAGAGTTTTTACTAGTGTTATCTAATAATTCAATACAAACGGCAATAAGCTATTTAGAAAAATTTAAATTACTTAATTCCTATATAACCTATACCATCGCAGTCAATGCGTGTACAAATATTTCATTTACCGAATTTACAGAATATATTAATTTATGTAAAACAAATAACCTTTCTGGTGCGATTGATTTAATAACTACTATTTATAATAATGGATTCTCGGTACTTGACATATTAGATAATTTGTTCATTTTTATTAAAATGACCGAAAGTATTGTTGAAAAAGACAAATATGAAATTATAAAACTAATCTGTAAATATATTATTGTGTTTTATAATATTCACGAAGAAGAAATTGAGTTGATTATGTTTACAAACAATTTAATTAAATTATTTGATGTAAAAACTTTGACGTAAAATGTTACGTTTGGATCATTGTCCATTCATCCTGTTTGGAGACTTTCGTTTCTAATAATTTAATATAAGCCTCTTTTTTTTTTAATGTTTCTTGTAATACTTTAATTGTAGAATCTTGTTGCGTTAAAATACTTATTATTTCTTCTGCGTTTAAAATTTCTTGTTTTCCATTCACTTCACGAGCCAATTGTAATTGATTTGTTTGATTTGTTTGATTTATGAGTGCTTCTCGTTTCGTCGATAACTCTTTAATTTGTTCTAATACATCTGGCTTCATCGATGGTTCCCCTGCTTTATAGTGTATTAATTCGTTTTCGATTTGATTGACATAAAAGTTATATAAATTTTTTTCTTTAATAAAGTCTTCTACCTTTTTATCAGATACCTTTGTATATTTTGGATTACTATTGTGTAACAATGTTTTTTTGTCAAATGTATTATGAGTATGTGAAAACACCAAAATTGTTTTTTTTGGTTCCAATTGAACAAATGGGACACTATACTCTTTTAAAAATGCTCGTTCTTCCGCCAAAGCTGCCGTATCATCATACTTATGGTCTTTTAATAATTGTCGCTTAAAAGCAAAGGTTCCAGCAGTCGCATGATTCGGACCATAGGGACCGAATTGATACATTTGTTCTATATGTTTAAAATAAATGTATATTTCACTTGCACCAGCGCATAATGCTTTTGGATGCGATAATAACATCGTTACCGCATGCATAACCCGCTCAGGAGGATAATAATCATCATCATCCATATAAACAATTATTTCTCCTTTTGTTTTTTCATGCATTAAATTTCGTTTTTTTCCTAATGCCATTTTAGTATTGAATTTAAAATATTTTACATTGGGTATAGAGTGAACTAAGTCTTCTATTTTATCAGTTCCATCATCAATTATGATCCATTCCATTTTATCTTTTGGATAGGTTTGATGATTAAAACATTCAATCATTGCTGGTATAAATGGACGTCTATTAAATGTTGGTGTACATATACTGACAAATGGTAATTCTTCCAATTTTTTTTTCCCCATAATGAATTCAACTATAGTTTATTGTATTCTATTCTGTTTAATATTTAATTTTTAAAGTTTATTTTTATGGTTCTCAGTTAACTTTGTTTGGAGAAACTGCTGGATTGTTGGCAGCAGCCGTTGCAGCAGCAGTCGCAGCAGCAGTCGCAGCAGTCGCAGCAGCAGTCGCAGCAGTCGCAGCAGTCGCAGCAGTCGCAGCAGTCGCAGCAGTCGACGCCTCTTTACCAAAACCCATTAATTTCATAATAAACTTAATTAATTTCAAAAAAAGAACTATAATTACAATTAATGTTGGTAAGATTTTAATTGGTAATTCATAATTTTGTGGCATTGGTATTGTATATAATAACAATAAATATGAAAATACAAAAATATAAGCAATTTGTGTTTTATATTCAGAAATTATCTTTGCTATCTCTTTTTTATGATAAAAGAATGGATATAACCATAAATAATATGCTTTTTGTATCATAATAAATAATGCAATAACACTATTTAGAAAGAATATAGGTATCATTCCAAGAATCATAAATGCCATCAATAATAATGGTTGTTTTGACGTAAGATTATTTTTTTCTTTATCGCTGGTTGTTGTATTGTAATTCCACTTCATCTTGCCCAACCAGAATACATCACGAAAATAATTATAAATAAATTTAAGATTAACATAAAGATCTAATACAATCAAGTATAAAATAGAGAGTATAATTCCAAAGACAATTAAAAAATACCTAAAATAATCCCTCCATAACCAATTGGTTTTCATAGAATTATTCCATGCCACAATCCTGTTTTTAATCAATATATTACACTCAATATTTGTAAGAGCAAATTCAGAAAGACGTAGGTTAAAATAATCTTTTACTATTGCTGGAATATTTGAGTTATTTAATTTAGCAGTTATATGATTAATAAATTTAGTAAAAGAACTTGGTTCATTTGATTTGTCTTTTGCTTCTTTTTTAATGTGTGAATTTACTTTTATCCTTGCCTCAAACAACATATTGCCATTATCACAATCCCCTGGAGCTCCGCCAACCATACCACTTCCACCGCCACCTTTTTTGACTCCAGCGGCAGGTTTGTCAGCTGCAGGTTTGTCAGCTGCAGCTGAATTAAATGTCCACCCAGAAATTAAATTCCCAAACCACTTTAGCGACACAAACATAAAATTCATCGGCCCAGAAATTAAATTCCAAAGCCACGTTAGCCACGTAAAGGGATTCAAAAGATTCAAAAGATCTAAAAATCTCCCCCATAACGATTTTTTGTTTGGGTCTAGCACTTTGTCTTCATAAATGGTACGTGATCCACAGGTCACAAATATATTACCAGAAAAGTCATTTTTATCTGATGAGAATAATTTATTTAAAAGTTCTGTTAAGTCTTTGTTTTTTGTAGATTGCAGCTTTAAGGCTTCTTTTTCAACAATTTCTTTCTTAGCGTCAAGCTCCGCTTTTTTCTCAGCCTCAATCTCAGCGTCATTTTCCAATTTGAACTCATATTTTATGTCCTCATCACTAAACTGACCATCCGCAGGAGCAGCATTATTACCATTTCCTCCTCCTTTCATTCGTGCTGCTGCTGGATCTGCTGCTGGATCTGCTGCTGGATCTGCTGCTGGATCTGCTGCTGGATCTGCTGCTGGATCTGCTGCTGGATCTGCTGGTATTAATATATAAGTTATAAAAAAAAGTATACTTGCATTTAAATATACTATAATGGCAACTTTTATAACAATAAAGAAAGCATATAATAATATTTTTTTAAAAATAGTGAGTCGTTCATTTACGGAATTCACTTCCGCATCAACATCTACTTCTTCTTCGACTTCTACGTCTTCTTCTTCCTCATCTTCATTTGTTCCATAATCATTATTATTGCTCATATATAGTTATTAATATATATATATACAAAAGAAAACAAAAGAAAAAATAGAATTAGTTAGAATGTTGAAATTTTAAAGACGCTAAACCATTCTTTATCGTTAAAAAATTATATTGTTCTTCAAATAATTTTAATGTAAAATTATATTCATAGACTAACCAAGTTGATTTGTTAAATCCAAAAAATTCGTTGTCAATACACAATGGTAAAATGGCTACTTTTTTAATATCGTTTATTTTCTCTAATTCTATAACTTTATATTCAAAATCAATATGATTATAATTTATCAAATTTGCATAGCCAACTGGATCAATTATAAATGGATTGGTGTTTAAACTGAAACTATAAGTATAAAGACCACTTACGGCGGTTCCAGAACTCCTCAAAAATGGTTCGACATAATTATAATAGTCGGCATTTAATGTATTTTCTTTATTTTTTCCATCTAATTTAAGTGCCCATGTTTGCAATATTGTTTTTGTTTGTTTTCTGTTTGGTCCAGTTATATATGGATTACATCCACTAGACTCAAGTGGATCTTGTGATGCGGGTGATTTAAATGAAAACGGAAAATAGGGCGGATATTTCTTCATCAATTTATTTATGAATGAAGTGCCACTAATTAGTTTATTAGAATAAATTGATGGATTGTTTGTTAATCCTTCAATCACATAAGGAGCATTGGTTCCTTGTAAATAAAGCATTTGTTTAGCAGTCAATGGTTTTGTCATTGAAGTAGAGACTTCAAATAATTCTGGAAATTGTGAAAATTTTGGAGCAGGATTTGTTGTTGTGGAGGTGAGTTCCGCATAAATAGGTGCCGACATATTTAAATACCAAGAATTATCTAATTTTTTATAATAAAAAGGCTGTAATGTATATGGCTTTTCATTGGATGGCCAATTTGTATAATTTGTCCACTCATTTCTTAAAAATACATCGTTTCTTTGTAAATACCACATAAAATTAACAGCTACCGAATTGCTTTTAAATCTTATTTGTGAAAAATCTTTGTGATTTTCGGTTTCAAAAAAATGCTCTAAAATCTGTTTTACTAAATAATGTTGCGGTTTTTCCTTAAAGACCTCTTGCTCGGGTGTGTCTAAATATACAAAGGTGCTTACTAATCTTGGATTACAATTCCATATACTACTTTCTCTTAGCACGGATGCTATGTCCGCGGAAACATTTGTTTTTAAGGCTGCTTGTTGAATAAATTGTTGGTTTTGAGAAGCATACTGGGTTGTAAACATATACATTTGATACAAGGGATCCGTTGTATTTATCGTGCTTATAAACGGGGGTGGAACATAAGGTTTGAATATGTCAAATTGTGAAAATCCAGTATTGTTTACATTATTACTATTGTAATAATCGTCTTTATAATGTTCATAAATCGATTTTCCAGAGCCATGTTGAGCTGTCTTGCCTATTGCTATATTATGATGATAATAAGTGTCAATATAATAACGAACATCGCGAATTTTAAATAATTCTCTTATCGGTCGGCATTCTATTTTTATTTTAACTAAATTATCGGTTAAGGATAGTAACGGAAATGCGTGTGCCGAGGATAACATATACCATAAATTTAATGGAATAATTAATCCTCTCAGATCGGAAGAGCACATGAT